ATAAATAAAGTTATTTAGTTTTATAAATGCCTTTATTTATTAACTATAATAAATATTTAATTTATTAAGAATATTTTTTATGTATTCGAGCATAATTATAAATAAAATATAAATGCCCTTTCAGCTTTATGAAAGCAATTTTATATTTTAATAAATAAAGTCATCCAGCTTCATGGATGTCTTTATTTATTTACTCATAATTTTAATTTTTAACTTGACTGCATGATAATAGGATTATTCAGTCAAGTTAAAATCCATCATGTTAAAAAAATCAATTCTTTAAATCCTACATTATTATATTTAGTATATAATTTTATTAATAAGGACTATATGTATTATTCCAAAATATTTCCTTATATTCTTCTTCATTTTGCTTATATTGTTCGCCTATTCCAATAGCAATTGCTATATCTTCAAAACTATATTGTGCAAGACATTTTTCATCTGTCACTTTATAGCCAAATTTTTCTTGTATTTCTTTAGATTTACTCTTCAATAAATCAAAATATTCCCAAATAGTTAAATATTTTTTTATTTTTTAACACAACATAAATGTTTTGTATATCAATTTATACTATACTATATTTATAATAAAAAAGGAGGATTATCAAATGGAGATAAGAGGAACAGCAAATATAAGTATAAGAGATTTGGATTATTTAAGAGAATGTGAAGAGGAACTAACTGAAATAAAATCTGTACTAAGCAAAATAACAAAAAGTAGTGTAGAGGATGAATATGATGAAAATTATAATGCAGGTGACAAGATAATTTTAACATCTTCTAAGGAAGAATTGAAAAAATTGATAGTTAAATATATTGATTACGAAAATGCATTATATGATTTTATTCGTGATAAAGCTAAACTTGAAGATATTGATTTAATGATAGAGTAATACAAATGCAAGTCAGTAATTTTACCAATAGATTTATATAGGGAGGTTTTAAAGTGATTGGGCAAGACATAGAACTAATGTCATTCATAGAAATTGCTAATATTAAGAAAGAATTTATCGATTGAAGACTACATATATTTATTCAATATATATTCAGATATACATAAGAATTTAGATAATCTATATAAAGAGAGAGAAAATATAGCAATTACATTGGCTACACTTAAGGCATACAATTTAATTCCAGATGAATCTAATGAAAAGTACTTAAGTTTAAAAACAAGGCTAAATGAAATATCACATGAATTACAAATAATAGATGAAATCTCCTGCATTACATCTATAGAAAATTTGAGATATTTTATAGGTAACATCCAGGAAAAAGAGAACATATCATTTGAAGAAATGTCTATAAAAGCAGGATGTGAACCTAAAACTCTTTATAATCTGGTAAGTAATACATATTCTATAAGTGAAAATGAATTAAATAAAATTATAAATTATTATGGTATGAATGCTATATTACCATCTTGGAAAAGACGTTATGTTTCTGATTACTGTAATGTATAGCAAAATTATTAAATTTAAATCAAATATTAACCTTACATTGCTGAATAAATTATAAATTCATAAATAAGCTATTAAATATTTTTTGGGGAGGATATATGAACAAGGTTGTACTAATTGGAAGATTAACAAAAGATCCAGAGCTTAAGTTTACTCCAGGCACTGGAAATGCTGTAACAACATTAACATTAGCAGTTGATAGATATAACACAAAAACTGGCCAAAAAGAAGCAGACTTCATTCCGGTAGTAATCTGGGGTAAAACTGCTGAAAGTGTTGCTAATTATTTAAAAAAAGGAAGTCAAGCAGCCATTAGCGGTAGAATACAAACTAGATTATATGATGCTAAAGATGGAACTAAGCGTTATGTGACTGAAGTTGTAGCAGATGCGTTTGGTGGAGTTCATTTTATTGGTTCTAATGCAAAGGATTCATCTGAAATAGTACCAGTAATTGATGGTGATGAACCTTTTTAAATCAATATAACTATCAGGAAAGAAGTTGATTAATATAGATACTAAGAACTGTATAAATAAAACTGATAAATGCTTCTGCAGAGTAATGAGAGAATGCAGTAAGTGCGCTAATTACAATAATTTAAAAAACAACGTATGCAATAGAAATACATCTGATTATTGTACATGTAGAAGATGCGGTTATGCAGTAAGATATGATAATTATTCAGTTAAGTTTGATTAATTATCTTATTAACATTTAGTATTAGAGGAAATTATGAAGAAATTTAAAGAATCATTAATATATATTTTAGCAATAACAATTACTTACTCTCTAATTATGAAGATTATACACCTCTTTATAAGTGTATAATTTCCCTAATTAGAGAGTTATAAAAAAAGGCAGTAGCTAAGCTACCACCACTGCAAGATAATTGTAGCATTGGTTACTCTTAAAATCAATATAGGAGTGATAAAAATGAAGAAAAAAGATTTATTAAAGTATTGGGAAAGTAGAACATTAGAAGAAATCTGCAATATCTTAGAAATTCAGTATGAAAAGCAAAATAGTTATCAAGAGGAGTTGAGAAATAATTCATTACAATTATCTAAATTAAATGAAAATGATGATAATTACTTTGAATTAATGAATAAGCTAGTTGATAATATCAGCAGGAAGAAAACTTATTTATTATATACCTCTGAAATAATTCAAGCGATAGAAAAAATTTCACATAAAAAAAGGATTGAGCAAGTAAAAACTTTCGTATGCAAATCTTATATACAAAAATGTATGAACTGTTAATGCAGTAGTTTGATTTGGAGAAGTAAAATTCAAGATTAAATTTGTTAGTTAAGATAGTAAAGTGAGGTAGAGCGGTAATGAAACCAATACTTTTTAATACACAGATGGTACAAGCAATACTGGAAGGTGAAAAGACAACCACAAGAAGAATTATTAAAAGAACACCAAGTAATGATGATCCTAGTGGATATGGATTTTGGAAAGAACTTAATGATAGTAATAACATATGGTACATTAAAGATTATACTCATTCTTGCTGCTGGTGGCCTGAAAAAGAATATATTGATAGATTCAGCAAATTTCATATTGGAGATATACTGTATGTTAGGGAAACATGGAAGTCAAAATTATATGCAGATGGTTATGTAGATGCAGAAATAATATACAGATCAGATGATGGCAAATGTTATTTAAAGCATATAAGTGATGAATTATTTAGTAAATTGCTAAAATTCAGTAATAAAGATAGGTGGCAGCCAAGTTTATTCATGCCCAAAGAAGCAGCAAGAATATTCTTAAGAGTTAAGAACGTTAAAATTGAAAGGCTTCAAGATATTACAGATGATGGAATAAGAGAAGAAGGAATCACAGAGGAATTTCCACAATATGCAGAAGACAAGTTTCATGAATTATGGGATAACACATTAAAGAAAAATCAGATAGATCAGTATGGATGGAATGCTAATCCTTGGGTATGGGTAATTGAATTTGAAAAAATAGAAAAAAGTGAGGTAGAACAGTAATGAGTAAAAACCTAAGATTTTGTTTTAAAGTGGATAAACAAGTAGGGCTTGCAGAAGATCAATTTGGAAATCAAGGAGAAACTTATATTTGTCTTAAAGCTAAAAATGTAAAAACATATGAAGTTGAAAGAAAACAGTATAATACTATGAAAGAAGGTTTTAGAAAGATGACAGCAGAGCAATTACAATGTGATGTAAGTTTATTAACACCAGTAACATTAAATGAATATTTAGATGAAACTGGTAGCGAAGATTAGTTCTGAATATGTGAAGAGGTGAGAGTATGAATAGTAAGCAACGTAGATTAAATAGATCTGTCAAATTACTTTTAAAAATTGAACAGTTTCAAGGATATTCTTATAGACAAATAAGAATCATTCTAAAAAAAGGTGCAAAGATGCTTAAGAAAGACTTTGGATACATAACAAGATTTTAGTTCGGAATACTTCAATTAACTATACTAGTTGATAACTTAGAAGTTATGCATTAAATTAAAATGAAAGAGAGTTGAATAAATAATGAAAAATGATAATAAAGAAATAAAAATGCAAGGTGGCATGGGAGAATTGGCAAAGCAAATTACGCTTAGTGCCATAAAAGAAAATGAAAAAATAATTATTGTAGATCCTATAGGTGAATATAAAGAAATTGCTAAAGTATTAAATTTAAATTGTGAAATAGTTGATTCAATTGAGATATGTGCAATAATAGAACCGTTTAAGGTTGATTTGCCCAAAGAAAATTACAATGCAATAGTAATTGGTACTCCAGGGAAAGGGAAGGCATATCATCCTTGGGATAATTTAAAATTGTGTGAGTGTGGTGGAAGTCCATGGATGGGAGGAAAGAATGGCGGTAATTTTGAAGAGGGTGAGCCATATAGAATTAGATGTTGTAAGTGTGGGAAGCATACGAAAAATGGTAATGTAGAAGAAATAAAAAATGAATGGAATGATTTGTAGTATTTTATGCCAAAATGATGCTACATCTTATGAATATTTTGTGTAGAAAAGCGAGGTGAGAAGTATTAGTACGAAACATATATGTAATTTCAAATGTAAGATTTGCGGTAAAGAATTTACAACAGGTTGGTGTAAAACAAGATTAGGCAGATGGATTAAAAAGAAAAGAATTATGAGAGAACATTATCATACAATGGCAGAAGAAGTTTTTCATGATGAATTTGGAATTTATATACCTACAGCAAAAAAAGCAGTAGGAAAAGTATAGAATATTTTAAACGGAGCTATTCCAGTAGCTCCAATAACTTAAAAAGTCAGTAGTAAAAAGTAAAGGAGATGTTGCACATGTTAAAAAATATTAAAGTTTCCAAGCCCTTTGTAGTAGTTTGGATCCCAAATAGCTTTGATATAACATTAGAGACTAAAAAGAATTTTGAAAGAAAACTAAGTTATGGATTATATAAAAATGAAGAGTACCAATTAAAAGAGTTTTATACTTTTAATGAAGCAGATAGTTTTGTTAATGAATTATGGAAAATATAGATTAAAAGATAAAGTACAAGTTAGTGCATAATACTTCAGTGCGGATGCAGCTGCATCATATATGAAAGGAAGATAAAATATGTTGAAAATATTTAGAAAGAAAGATAGATCAGAGCAACATAAACCAAGTATAGATAATGAAAATTTGATTTTAGGTTCAACATTTTCAGGAAAAACTCCTATGATTAATGGACTCGACTTATATTTTTTATTACATCTATTTAGTAATACAAAAATAACAATTATAGAGTTAAGTGAAAATACTCAAACATTATATAAAGGTAATGCAAAAAATTATAAGTGCGAAAGAGCGAAATATTAAGTAATACAATTTGAAAAAGTATATTATGATAATAGCTATATGATAACAGTCAAAAATTTAATTTCGTGATGTGTTTAAAATGTAAAATGAAAGGAAGTAAATAATATGGGAACATTGTATATAAGTAAGGGTTTTAAAGATTTAAATATCACATTAAAAAATGGATGCACTAATATTATAAATAATTTAAAAGAAATGTCAGTCAATATGAATAATGCATGCATTGTATGTGATAGTTTAGATGAAATGATAAATTTTTTCTTAGGTTTTAATGAATTTCATTATATTTTTGAAAGTGGATTTTATGCTGTTTTAGATGTAGCATATACAGAAGATTGTAGAATAAAGCAATTAGAAATATTACGCTACATATCAAATGATATAGATAATTTGTGTGACAGATACAGTTATTCAGAATCATCTGATGAAATAAAATTGTTAATGGATCTATTGTATTTTTTTGCAAGAATATCATTGACAACTAGAAAAAATGAATTTGAATGGTTAAATATTATTGATAAACAGTATATTTCGTGATGTGAAGATTGGACGCAGTAAATAAAAATATGATCTTTGAAAATTGAATAGTGTGATATTTTAAAACATGATATAATAATGTTTATTTTGTAAATTAGTAGGAATAGTGGAGGAGAAATATGAAAAGCAATATAAAATTTCACTTAATATTATTAGCTATATTACTTAGCATATTAATATGGTCAGTTATTAACCCAAAAGATTTATTTATATGGTTTTTAGAGGTTTTACCTGTACTAATAGGAGCCATGGTACTAATATACATATATCCCAAGTATAAGTTCTCAAATTTCGTATATGTATTGATTACGATTGAAGCAATAATTTTAATTGTTGGAGGACATTATACTTATGCTGAAATGCCTGTTTTTAATTGGGTAAGAGATACTTTTGGGTTAAGTAGAAATTATTATGATAGATTAGGTCATTTTGCACAAGGATTTATTCCTGCAATCATTGCAAGAGAAGTGCTCATAAGAAATGAAGTTATAAGCAAAAAGAAATATTTATTTTTTATAGTCATTTGTATATGTCTTGCCATTAGTGCTTCTTACGAATTGATTGAATTTGGAGTTGCAAAATTTACAGGTAATAGTGCTGAAGCTTTTTTAGGAACACAGGGAGACATTTGGGATACACAATGGGATATGTTAATGGCATTGATAGGTTCTATTACTTCTTTGAGCTTATTGAGTACATACCACGATAAAAAACTTAATCAATTGAATAGCTAATAATGTAATCTTTCTAAATTGAGAAGTAGTAAAAATAAATAACAGATTAAAATATCACATTATTCAAATAACAAATGAATAGTGTGATATTTTTTATGCGTAAAATGAATAAAGTACGAAGCGAATTTAAGGAGGAATTTTAAATGGAAAAGTATAAAAAAATTGAATTGCTAGTGGGTAATACAATTGAAGACGCTGTAAATGAGTTATTAGATTATAGGGAAAAAGGAGAGTTAGCATGTTGTGATTTTAACGGACATACCTTGTATTCCGATACAGTAACAATGGATGATGCATATAAAGAAATAATAGGTAAGACTAAATATGAGTTTGATAAAGCTCAACAAGAAATGAGAGATAATTTTAAAAGACAGGATAAAGAACATAAAGAACAGATACCATTATTAACAAAAGTGTGGATGGAAAAAGGAAGAGAAATCTTAACAGAGGATAAGTGGGAACTTTGGGATAAAATCGTACCTATTAGACTTAATGACTTATACCAAGGCATGGAATTAGGTTGTTGTTTAGATATAGTAAAAATATTAAATAATAATGGAACATTTGATGAAGCAAAAGGGGAAATTGAAAGTCAAGACCATTCTGGGATGTCTTTTGGTTTAGTTTGTTCTATGGTAAAAGAGTTTTGTAATAGGGGAAAAGAATTTGTTAATTATGTAAAATAAATAATTCTCAATACTTAGATTTGCCGAGAGATAGTGGCGGCGTAAATATAGACTTCAAAATTAAGATAGGGAGCTACTCGTTAGCTCCTATCATGAAGAAAGTATGTAGTAACAAAGAGGTGTAATAATGAGCGATTATAAATATTCTTTAGACATTATGAATGATGAAATAAAAAGTAAATTTATTTGTCCTGAAATAAAATATGCTTTTAAAACAAGTATAGAAGCATTGGAAAAACAAATCCCTAAAGAAGTTAATACAGAATGTGTAAATCGTGGAATAGATGTAAGTGGTGAATATGATATTGATTTTAATATGTTATGTCCTTCATGCAACGCAGTAGTAGGCAATAGTGAAACCGGAGAATTATGGTATGAATATTGTCCTGATTGTGGTCAGAAATTTAAATATACACCTGAAAGAGAGGAAGAGCAGTAATGAATTATTATCTCGGTACAAGTTTATGTGTTTGTTGTGGCAAGAATGCAGTATTTCATTGTGGACATGTAATTGCTAAAGAAAAAATGGCATTAGGTAATTTCATAGATAGAAAAGTATTAGCTGGTTGGTGCTCAGATGAATGCCATGACAAACTAAAAGCAGATGTAAACGGAAGTTTTGGAAAATACAATAATGTTGTACATGGGCCAGTAAAAGATTGTTATGAAGAAATGTTTGTAAAGAAATAATTCTACACAATACTTAGAAAGTCAGTAGAAAGAAGGTACTAGAAAATGGAGAATATGAGGTTTCAATTATCAGATTATGCAAGGCAGAAAATAATTAATTTTATAAGTAAGTTTTTGAATTGGTGTAATGATTTTATTGAAAAAATTAGTAATTATTTTAGAAATATTTATAGCAGTATAGATTGGAATAAATATAAAAGATATTTAAAGTATCAAAAGAGAGTTAAGAATAGAGCTGTATTATTTGTGAAAAGGAAAAGTAAATATGGCAGATAACTTAGAACGGAAGTAGAAAGGAATGCTTAATATGAAGGTATGCATAATTATTTATTTAATAAGTGCAATTATTACAGCTGTTGGAAATGCTTTGCTTGTACTTAGAGTTAAAGAAATTTTTGAAAGTAAAAATATAAAATATGAAAAAAGCAACAGATTATCAGGAAGAATTAGAACATTATTATATATATTTTGTCCTGTAGTTAATTCAATATCAGCATGTGTTTTACTTTTGGTAGCATTATTTGCTACAGATGGACAACTTGAAATGATTATAAAGAAATAGCATATAACTTCAAAGGGGTGAAAAATGAGCAGGATTTTAGATTATCTAATTTTACTAGAAATGATAATTATGCTTATTGGAATGATATTTAAAGCATGACACAGAGGTCAGAAAGGAGCACTTAATAATGGACTCAGGGGTTCAAATAACTTTGATAATATGTATAACGATAATAATAGTTCATGGAATGACTTTAATTAAAGAAGATACAGGAAGAAATAAACATAAGGGATATTCACCAACAGGGACAAGAAGACCAAATACATCAACAGGAGAATTACTAAAGAATATAAAACCACCAAGTACAGGAAGTGGAATAAAAGATACTTCAAGAATAGATGCAGTATTTAAGAATGAATAGTACTTCAAAAGGAGATAGAAGATGTATGATGAAATAATTAAAAAATTAGAATTAATCAAAGATGATGATAGTCCAATAGAAATAAGATTATATGATCATAAAAATTCTAGAGTAGCTTATAAGCGTTTAACATATAAAGAATTTTTTAATATAGCAGCAGTATTAAGTGTTATTAAATGGATGGATATTGGAGGAAAGCAAATGGATATAAAGGAATTTCAAAATAAATCTACTAGAACTATTAATCATGATTTAACAACAGAACAATTAATAAGTAATATGTGTATGGGTATAAGTGGAGAAACAGGAGAGGTAATTGACATAATTAAAAAGTACTTATACCAAGGACACGAATTAAATAAGGAACATGTTACAGAAGAATTAGGAGATGTTATGTTTTATATAACTAATTTAGCAACACTTCTTGGAATAGATATGCAAGATGTATTACAAAATAATGTAGACAAGTTGTTGAAAAGATATCCAAATGGATTTGAAAAAGAAAAAAGTGTTAATAGATAAAAAAACAAAAGGTGTTCATTACGAACACCTTACCAAAGTTAGAGAATAAGAATTGGAACGCTAGTTCTCTAACAACCTATCTAAATTATAACATATTTTTTGAAGGGATAGGTGATAATCATGGCAGAAATTAAAAGTATATTTAGATCTTATAGGGAAAGAAAATGTAAAATTGATAATATGGAAATTGAAATTGATAATTTAAGGTTAAATGGAATAGAAGATACTGATATTAAGATACAAGAATTGATTAAAGAAATAAATAAATTAAAAAATGAAAATAAGAGAATTGATAATATGCTAAATTTATTACCTGAAAAAGAATATAAGGTTGTAAAATTAGTTTTAATAGATTGCAAAGATAAAAAGAAAGTTGCTGCTGAGATTGATAGAACAGAAAGGCAACTTAATAGAATTTTAAATAGAGCTGCAAAGAAAATAATATTATAGGGTGCAATAGCATCCTTATTTTTATATATAAGATGTCCTAAAAACGTCTTAAAAATGTCCCGAAAATGTCCGACAAATGTCCTAAAGTTTATGATAATATAAAATCAACAAGAGAAAATGTCACACTTTTGGTATGGAATAACTATATTCATTTTTAGGAGGTATGCATAATGTTGGATAAGGAAAGAGTAAAAGAATTATACCAACAAGGATATAATGCAGAGCAGATAGCTGAAATACTTAAATGTAAATCTGCCACTATAAGGCAATGTATACATAGGAATTTTAAAGATTCTAAAATAATGCATACGATAAATAAAATTCGAGATAGAGAAATTTTAAGAGTAACTAGAAATGAAGCTAAGAATTGTATGAGTGATGCAGAGTTTATTAAGAGAAATAGTTCGATTTATAAAACCGTAGAAAACGGAGATATAATTCTTAATAGAAAAGTTTCAGGAGTTGTTCCTTTTGATGTACCAATAAGGGTTTCAAATGAATTCAGTTTTGAAAGAGTTGATAAGCGCATCAAAAAAAGTGAATATAGAAAAGATAATTTATTGTTTAGTTAAGAATCTAACTTTCCATGTTAGGTTCTTTTATTATGCTTATAACCAGTAGAAAATATTATTAAAAGAGAGAGGTGTAGAAAGCCTCCTGTCTACACAATATCTAATTTATTCTACTGGTTTATTTTATAAAAAGAAGGTGATAAGTAGATGAAAAATATTTATAGAATTTATAAATGTAAATCTTGTAAAAGAGAAATGATATTGATGAATGATGAAGTTGAAAAGGCATTAAATAATGGTAAATATTTATCATGTACTTATTGTAATTGTAGGCACTTGAGCAAAGAAAAAGAAACTAGTGATTTAAGAGAGTGCATGGATCACAATGCATATAAGAAAATTAAAGGAAAAGTAAGGCAGGTGCATTCAATTTGAGAAGAAAAGGGAAGAATGCAGCTATAGTTATTAAAGATCCTAAAGATTTACAAAGGATAGCTAATAGAATGAAAAGTTATAATTACCCAGCATATATTCTTTGGAGTATAGGAGTAAATACTGGATATAGAGGTGGAGATCTAGTAAAGCTTACAGTTGCAGATATACGAAAGGCAATCCAAACCGGAGAACTTATAATCCAAGAAGAAAAGACTAAAAATACAAGGAAAATCAAATTTGAAAGAGTTGTTAGATTGAGTAATAAGCTTATAAAAATACTGCAAGAATATATCCAAGATAAGCAAGATGAAGAATATTTATATTGGTCGATAAAAGCTGATGGAGTACCACCATACAAAGGAAATATAACAAGAGAATCTTTAGGGAAGATATTTAAGCGTGTACTTGAGCAACTTGGGATAGTTGGTTCAGTTGGTACGCATACAGCACGTAAAACATATGGATATTTTCAATATATGGAACACAATAAAGATATTTATTATGTACAAAGATTATTTGGGCATAGTAAAGCAAGTACAACAATGGAATATATCGGATTAGATGAAGATATATTAATTGATTCTGCTGAAATATCAGATAAATATGTGTTTTAACAATGTGGGAAATATTCATATTTTTTTATATTTAAATACCTTATTATTTAGTTCATAGATATTTAAGGTGGAAAATTTGACATATATAGAAGTAGCTTTATAAAAAAATAAATACCTTACTATTACAGTAAATAAGGTATTATATGACTTAAAACTATTAAATTTAATTAGTAATTTATGCATTGAAATCTAGGGAAATAAAAGGAATGGGAAATAGAAAAATCTATGCATAAAAATTCTAAAGTAGTAATTTTTGAGTTAATTAAATTGAGTTCTTGAATAGTATATGGAAATTAATGGAATGTTACTGGTTAACAAATTCAAAGCAAAATTATAAGGAATTTAGATTAATATATCTATAAAAATTAGGATGATTAGTCATAAAATATTATGAAATATTGATAAGTGTACATTAGTATAAAATATAGTAAAATCAACGGTTCAGAGGGTTTTTCTATAAAAAGGTACTTCCGGAGGGGTGGGGGGATATGCGGGTCTAGCGAATCCCGGAATTTAACTGAGTATAAATTTTTAAAATAGGGTAACAAATCCATGAAAGGAGTTTGGGAAATATGGAAAAGGACTATAAATTTATTGATGAAAAATTATGCACAACCACATCAGAGTTGTGTAATAGACTAGATATTTCTAGAAAGACATTAGCAGAATGGAGTGATAAAGGCTGTCCAAAAGCTGCAAGAGGTTGGTGGCCTGTTTGGGAAGTACTTATATGGCGTGGGATTCTAACAACAGAAGAAAATTTATCTGAAGCTAACATGAAAGGAACGGATGAATATTCTCTAAACTTAAAGAAATTAAAATATGAAACAGAATATAAAAAACAAAAAGCAGAAGAAGCAGCATTTGAAAATGAAATTGCTAGGGGGGAATATATAAGTAAAAATGAAATAGTTATGGAACTTAAAAGGTTTTTAACTGTTTTAAAAAGGTCGATGTTAGGTTATAGCAGAAAAGTTGCTAGTGAAGTTTCACCGTATGTAGATAATGATGTGGCTAGAAGAATTGAAAAAATGATAATGGAGTTGAGTACAGATGCACTTGAACAACTTAGCATCAACGGAATATACAAAGCAAATCAAAAATAATCAATGGTCTGATTGGATTAGGACATCACTAAAAGTATTAAAGCCACCAGAAAGATTAAAAGTATCAGAGTGGGCAAATAAATATAGAGTATTAGATTCAAAAACCTCAGCAGAACCAGGAAGATGGCAGACTATGAGAACTCCATATCTGCAAGGAATAATGGATTCCTTTAATGATGTTGATGTAGAAGAAATTATTTTTGTAAAGCCAACTCAAGTTGGTGGGACTGAAAGTTTAAATAATATGTTAGGCTATGTTATTATGCAAGATCCTTCACCAACATTGATTGTTTATCCTACTTTAGATTTAGCCAAATACACTAGTAAAAATAGATTAAAACCAATGATACAACTTTCTGATGTATTAAATAAAAGATTTTTTGAGCCTGAGAGTAATGTATTAGAGTTGCAATTTGATGGAATGTATTTAGTTTTATCGGGCGCAAATTCACCAGCTTCATTAGCAAGTAGACCAATAAGATTTTTATTTATGGATGAAATAGATAAATATCCAAGTAATTCAGGAAGAGAAGCAGATCCAAGAGCATTAGCAAGAGAACGTACAAAAACCTATGTTAGTAATAAAAAAATATTTGAAGCTTCAACACCCACATTAAAAAATGGGCCTATATGGACTGATTGGGAAAATGCAGATTGTCAAAAGAAATATTATGTTCCTTGTCCTCACTGTGGCAATTATCAACTTTTTAAATTTAAGAATTTAAAGTGGAAAGAACATTCAACAGCAGAAGAAGCATCTAATACTGCTTATTATGAATGCGAAGAATGCAGAGGAATGATTACAGATAATCATAAGCCGGAAATGCTTAGGAATGGAGAATGGAGAAGTATTAAAGAAAGTGGTTGTAAAAGAACAGCTTTTCATATTAATGCAATATATTCTCCTTGGGTAAGATTTGGGGATGTAGCGAAGGAATTTGTAAAGTCTAAGGATTATCCAGATTTACTAATGAACTTTATAAATTCGTGGCTTGCTGAACCGTGGGAACAGACGGAAGTAAAAATGGACAGTGATGTTGTATTAAAAAGAGAATCTGAATATGAAGAAGCTACAGTTCCAGATGGAACGTTATTATTAACTGCAGGAGTAGATGTTCAAAAGCATTATTTCTATTACACCATAAGAGCATGGGGAACTGGAATGACAAGTTGGAATGTAACTCATGGAATGGCTGAGACCTGGGATCAAATAGAATATATAATGAATTTACCTTACTATGATTTAAATGGTAAGGCTTTTCAGGTTAATCTAGCTTGTATTGATTCAGGAGATCAAACAGATGATGTATACGAATTTTGTGTTATAAATCAAGATTGGGCAGTGCCAGTAAAAGGTTCATCAAGCCCGCTATTATCAAGATATAGAGCTAGTGTTATTGACAAGGTTGGTAGTAAAGCAATAGGGATGATTTTATATATAGTTGATGGAGCACAATATAAGGATATGATTTCGGCTAGGATACAAAGACCAAATGGTTCTGGTTCATGGATGGTATATAAAGGATGTGATAGAGATTATGCAGAGCAGATTGTTTCAGAGGAAAAAGTCATAGAAAGAAAAAATGGAAGAAATATTTCAGTATGGAAAACAAAAACTAGTCATGCAGATAACCACTATTTAGATTGTGAAGTATATGCAGCAGCTGCAGCAGATTTATTACATGTAAGATATCTTCAACCAGAAGAAAGAATTCAAGAATTACCTAAAAAGGAGATAATAGAAAATGATTATTTAAAGGCAAGTGAAAACTGGCTAAATACGAATGGAGAGTGGTTAAAATAATGAATACAGATGAACAATTAAAACAGATTAATGAAGCAATTAGTGCTATAGAAAATGGAGCACAAGAATATCAACTAGGATCAAGAAGAATTGTAAAAGCAAATATTAATAATTTATATGCTGAACGTAGAAAGTTAGCTTATCAATTAGAAAATGAAAGAAATAATGGAGGGATATATGTAGTTAGATTTGATCGAAGATAATTTTATGTATTTTGAAAGGAGGTGAGAAAATTGAATTTATTAGACAAGGCTATAGGATATATTTCCCCTAAAAGAGCTTGTGAAAGAGCCTCATGGAGAGAATCGTTGAGAGGCTTTTATGATTCAGGTGGAAGAGATAGACTTAATTTAAATTGGAATGCTACAAATGCAAGTGCTGAACAGGCTGACAGATCTCAAAGAGATATAATAAGGGCTAGGGCAAGAGATTTAGAAAGAAATAGTGACATAAGTGAATCTATTGTTGGCTCTTTTGAGAGAAATGTAATAGGAACTGGGATAAATCTTCAAGCTAAAATTTTAAAAGATGAAGACAATGAAGATGAAAAATTAAATAAAAATATTGAGGAACTATGGAAAGAATGGTGTAAGGCTCGTAATTGTGATGTTACAGGACAGCAGAGTTTTAATGAAATGCAAACTATGGCTATGAGAAGATTAATCATAGATGGTGGAATAATTTTTATTAAAACATATACCAAAGACGGCATAGTTCCTTTTTCATTACAAGCAAGAGAAGTTGATGATTTAGATACTAGTAGAAATACATTGCCAAGCTTAAAAAATAAAGGAAATAGAATAGTAGGTGGTATTGAACTCAATGAATATAATAAGCCAGTTGCTTATTATTTAAAGACATATTCTCCAGATGGATTCTATACTGGACAAAGTGAGCGTGTAGAAGCTAATAGAGTAATATTCTTATGGAAGAAAACAAGACCAACTCAAATACGAGAAATATCTCCTTTAGCTAAGACAATGCCAAGAATAAAAGAAGTAAATGAATTTGTTGAAGCAATTTCTGTTAAGGAGAGAATACTTGCATGTCTTTCTGTTTTTATAACTAAACAACATCCAACTGGTATAGGAAGAGCAGCACAAATAGATAAACAAAGCGGGTATCAAATGAAGACTATATCACCAGGTATGATACATGAACTTCAACCAGGGGAATCTGTGTCAGCAGTAAATCCAAGTGGACAATCTAGTAATGCGAAAGATTTCATAATGATGCAACAAAGGCTTGCTGGTTCAGGTCAAGGATTAAGTTATGAAACTTCGTCAAGAGATATGTCTCAGGTAAATTATTCAAGTGCAAGACAAGGATTACTTGAGGACCAGAGAACCTATTCGGCATGGCAGAATTATATAAAGGATAATTTATGTGATGAAGTATATTCAGAATTTATCATATCAGCAGTTCTATGTGGTGAACTGGATATAAAAGATTTTTGGCGGAATAAACGAAAATATTTAAGACATGAATGGATTACTTCAGGATGGAGTTGGATAGATCCACTCAAAGAGGTTAATGCAAATAAATCAGCAATTGCTGAGGGAATGGATACTTTAGCTAATATTTGTGGTGCTAGAGGACTTGATTGGAAAGAGGTATTAAAGCAGAGAGCAAAAGAACAAGAATATGCTAAAAGCTTAGGAATTAATATAGGAGGTATAACTAGTGGCAAAGAATAAACCAAATCTGGGGATACAGCAAAAAAGAACAGTTGATTTAGCAGTAAGAGAAATAAATGAAGAAGAGAGACGGGTAAGAGTATCGTTTGCTAGTGAACAGGCAGTACAAAGATGGTATGGCCAAGAAATTTTATGTCATGATGCAGAATGTTGCAATATGGATAGATTAAATAATATAGGTGTTGCTCTATGGAATCATGATAGAAATAAGGTAATTGGTAAAATTGAGAATGCAAGTTGTGATGATAATGAAAAAAGGTGTTATTGCGATATTGTATTTGATGAAGATGATGAATCAGAAAGAATTTATCAAAAGGTTAAAACTAAAACATTAAAGGGCGTATCAGTTGGATATAGTGTTGATTGTTGGGAAGAAGTAAAGGCGGGTGCTATGTCTTCAAATGGAAGATTTATAGGGCCTTGTGAAATAGCTACATCATGGACACCGTATGAAGTTTCAATTGTTTCAGTTCCAGCTGATGATTCTGTTGGTGTAGGTAGATCAATAGAAGCTGAAGAAAATAATAATGAAGGAGATGAAAGACAAATGTCAAATCCAACTAATAACAATGAAAATATAAATATTCAAGCAGAAAGACAAGCGGCAATCCAAGCAGAAAGACAAAGGGTTTCAGAAATAACAACTCTTTGCAGAGAATTTGAGATTGATTCATCAAACTATGTTAATAATGGGAACAGTGTTGAAGAAGTTAGGTCTCAAATTTTAGAACAACTTAGAGAAAGAAGAAAGCCAGCTATAGCTAGTTCTGCAGATATTTCTGTTACAAAAGATGAATTGGATAAATTTAGATGTGCAGCAGTTGATTCAATTCAATTGAGAGCAGGATATAAAGTAGAAAAAATTGCAGAAGGTGCTAGAGAGTTAAGGGGAATGAGACTTAGAGATTTAGCGATTGAATGTTTACAAAGGAGTGGAGTTACCAACGCTCAGCGATTAAATAATGAAGAACTATTTAAAAGAGCATTAAGTCCAGATAGTCAGTTTGCATCAATACTTGATAGTTCAGTAAATAAATCAATGGCTACAGCTTATAAAGTAGCAAATACAACATATAGAGCGTGGACTGGAATAGGAAGTAATACAGATTTTAAGGATGCAACAGTGTATCAAATTAGTGAAGCAGGAGAACTTGAGAAAATGACTCAAACTGGTGAATTTAAGTTTGATGAAATGAAAGACCAAGGTGTAAAGAAATCAATTGCAACATTTGGAAGAACTTTTGGAATAACAAGGCAAGCTTTAATAAATGATGATATAGATGTATTAACAAAAATTCCATCAGCATATGTAAGAGCAGCAGACAGAGGAGTAAATAAGCTTGTTTATAAAACTTTGAGAGATAATGCAAAAATTTATGATGGAAAAGAATTATTTCATACATCACATAATAATATTGGCAAAGCAGGAGCCATGTCAGATGTGACATTATCAGAATTAAGAACGAATATGAGAAAACAAAAAAATCTAAGAGGAAAAGAAACTTTAAATATCTCACCACAGTTTTTAATTGTTCCAGCAGGACTTGAAACTACAGCAATGAAATTTTTAAATTCAACAGCATTACCAGGTCAAGATAATGCTGGAGTAACTAATATATGGAGAAATTCATTTGATTTAGTAGTAGATGCTGAGTTAGATCCAATAAGTGGAGCATTACCTTATTATGTGGCTGCAAACCCAGCTGATATAGATACAATAGAAGTAACGTACTTAAATGGTGATGATATGCCTAAATTAGAATCAAGATTAGGTTTTGATTTCTTAGGTATAGAATATAGAATTTATATAGATTATGGAGTATCAGTTCTAGATTATAGAGGGCTTGGAATGAATCAGGGGGCTTAATTTTGTTAGGTCTTTTTTTATACTTTCAAATAAAGGTGTTCATGAGGAACACCTTAGAAAATTATAGGAGGAATGGAAATGGTAAATTTTATTCAAAAAGGAGATATAATAGACTTTTTTAACTCAACAGGAAAAGATATTCTATATGGACAAGTGGTTGTTATGGGAAATCATATAGGGATTGCAGCAGAAAATATTACTCAAGGAAAAAATGGAGGATTAAGAACAAATGGAGTATTTGAATTTACTGGAGTTAAAGCAGATACTATTAGTATAGGCGATAATCTATATTATGATCCAGATAAAGATGCAGTAACCAATAATAAAGGATCTCTTACTGTGGTTGCAGGTTTTGCAATATCATCAAAAGAAGCTGAAAAAGACGGAACTATATTAGTTAAGCTTTTCAATTCGCTTTCAGCATAGGTGAAATATGAATTTTAAGGAGCAAATTACTTCCGACTTAAGTGTATTTTTTGATCCAGAAATATTTGGAGAATACCATATAATAGATGGACGAGAAATAATTATTGTACCAGATGAACAGTTGTTAAAAATAAAAAATGAAAAAGAATATGATGGGATAATACAAGCAGATTTATTTTATTTTGTAAAAGCTTCAGATATAGATGAACCTATATCTGGAGAAGTTCAAAACATAGATGGAGTTTTTTATACTGTTTTGGAATGTAAGAATAATAATGGAGTTTATGAAGTTACACTCCAAGGATGTGGTGTTTAAATGGCTACTTTATTAAAAATTGATGACAAAGAGATAAAAGAAGCACTAAAGAAGCTTAACAAAATTCCAAATCAGATACCAAAAGCTTCAGCATCAGCTATCAATAGGACAATTACTTTTGCCAATAAAAGATTAAAGCAGGAAGTAAGAAAAGAATATACTATAAAAAATACTGAAATACAGAGCACAATAACATTAAGAAAAGCCAATCCATCAAATCTTTCAGCAGTAATAGAAAGTTGTGACAGAAGACTTACACTCCAAAGGTTTGGAAAAAGTTTAGCGTCATGGAAAAAAGGAAGACCTATAAGGGTTAGAGTAAAGAAAACTGGTGCAAAGAAATTGAGAACAAATCCAAAAGCATTTGTAATTGGTCTTAATGGAAATCTTCATATTGCTAAAAGGACTGGTAAAAAGAATAAAAATAAAAAGAAAGAAACTATAGAAGTTTTAAGAACATTATCTGTACCACAAATGGTTAGTAATAGAAAGATAGAGCAAATTATTAAAAAGGAAGCAGAGGTAAAGTTAAAGGAAAGAATTGAACATGAAATTAATTACAGGCTTTCAAAGTTGAGGTGATTGTATGAATGACAATGAGATTTTAGAAGCTATTGCAAAGTTTCTAAAAGAAAAGGTATCAGCAAAAATAAAATTTAAGAAAGTGCCTAAGAAAAACCTTGTTGAAGGATCTTATGAACTTGTTAATCCAGCAGTATATATAGGATGGATACCTCAAAAAAATTTTCTTAATGAATATGGATATGAAGTGCCAAGCTTTATAGTCATGCTTGATGAAGGAAATGATGATTATACAGAAGCAACATTGGCAATAAGGATTAAAGTTGTGACATATGATCCTGGAACAATTGAAACTACAGGGGCAATTACTCCAAATGTAGAAGGATACAAAGATTTACTTAACGCAATAACTAGAATTAGAATTGCAATATCAGAAAATCCAATCATATCAGAAAAAGTAAGCATAAATAAACCGATACAATGGGATATGGATGAGGAACAAGGATATCCGTTTTGGAGTGCAAATGTAAAATTTAATGTATCAATTGAACCTATTCAAAATATAGATACATTTTTATAAAATAATTTTTAGAAAGAAGTGAATTATATGGATTATAAACATGGACTCTATGGGGAAATCATAGCAAGTAATGAAAGTATAGTTACATCAAAAAACATACCAGTTTATGTTGGCATTGCTCCAATGCATAGGTTAAATGAGAGAGCGATAAATAAACCTATATTAATTAGAAATTTACAAGAAGCTATAAGAAAAACTGGATATTCTAGTGGTGATTCTTTTGATGAATTTACTTTATCAGCCGCTATATATGCACATTTTCAAAATAGTATACAAGCAATAGGGCCAATAGTAATAATAAATGTTTTTGATCCTAGTAAGGGAACACCAAAAACTGAAGAAACTTCATTCATAAATGGAGTGGCAATAATAGAAGATAATGTTGTAATAGATTCAATTTCAATATCAGATAAAGAGGTTGGAAAAGACTATGAAGTTGAATATACTGATACAGGAAATTTCAAGATAACATTGAAAGGTGAAGATGTTGGGGCAACTAAGGAAATTTCTATATCATTTAAAACAGTAGATCCATCAAGTATAACTGAAAATGATATAATAGGGACTTATAATAAAGATGAAGAAAAAAATACGGGTATATTAGCCATAGAAGATGTATATGAGGAATTAAATGCAATTCCAACAATAATTACAGCACCAGGATTCAATCACAAACCTAAAGTAAGACAGGCATTAATAGCTTCCACTAAGAAAATAACTGATAAGTGGGAAGCTATTTCTTTTGTAGATATAGATTCAAATGAAGCGGATACTTTAGAAAAAGCTATAAAGTGGAAAAAAGAAAATGGTTATACTTCAAACGAAGAAAAAGTTTTTTGGCCTAAAGCAATTATGGCAGGGAAAGAAATTTGGTTATCTATACATGGAATTGTTGCAAAGATGCAGACAGATGTTAAAAACAACAATGTGCCATTTGAAACACCAAGTAATAAGGAAATAGATATATCAGGACTTATTGCTAAAGGAAAGAAAATTAAGTTTAGTCAAAATAGAGCGAATGAACTTAATGCAGAAGGTATAACAACATCAATATATAATGGGGGAAAACGTGTATTATGGGGGCCTCATATGGCTAATTTTGAATATGGAGTAACATCTAAGCCGGAAGAAATATTTGATGTAAATATAATGATGCATAAGTATCTTTTAAATGATTTTATATTAAGAAATACAGAAATAATTGATACTAATATGAATAGGCATGATGTTGATGCACTTATTAACTCTGAACAGATGATTTTAAATTCCCATGTAAGTGCTGGACATTTACTATATGGAGAAGTTAAGTTTATATCTGAAAATAATCCAATAGCCGATATTGTTAATGGTGACTTTACAATAAATACATTAGTAACGGATACACCAATAGCTAAATCAATAACTCAAAATGTTCAATATACATCAAAGGGAATTGAGTTAGAATATGGAGACGAAGAGGAGGAATAATATATGCGAACTAAAATAGATGGATATTCTGTATATATTAGATATGATAATGGAGCTGTAAAAATAGGAGATACAACGACTTTAACTCTTCCTAGTATAGAAAGGCTTACAGATTCAATTAGTGGGGCAGGAATAGCTGGAGAAATAGACGTTCCAAGTGTAAATCAATTTGCTTCAATGGAAACAGAGATTACAATAAGAGTAACCAGCAAAGAACACGCTTTATTAATGAATGCTAATCAATTAGAATATAGATGGCTCACAAATAATATTGATACAAGCAATGTAAAACAGACACAAATAGGTAACAAAGCATTTTTAACTGTTATTCCTAAAAAAGCTGATGAAGGGAAAATAGAACAAGGATCAGCGCAAGATGCAACTTTTACTTATGAAGTTGTTGCATATAAAAGAATTTCAGATGGAGAAGAAATATTTAATATTGATAAGCTTAATGGTGTATTTACTATAAATGGAGTGAATCAATTAGGAGAGATGTCATCTTTTCTTTAAAAAAATAATTATAACAATAAAGTTCAAGATTAATTTCTTGGACTTTTTATTTTAGGAGGAATTTATTATGGAAAATTTAGAAAATAAAGCAATTGAAAATGAAGCAGTACAAAAAGGAGAGTGTTTAAAATTACAAAATCCAATAAAAGTAGATGGTAAAGAAGTAAAAGAAATTTATTATGATTTTGAAAGTCTTACTGGAGTACAAATGGATTCAATATTAAGAGAAGCAGAAAAAGAAGCTATGATGTCTGATTATGCTATAGTAGCATTTCAAGCCAATTCAGCAGTTCAAGCAAGAACATTTGCAGAAGCTTCAGGACTTGCATTGATGGATGTTAAGAGATTAGGAGCAAATGACTATATGAAAGCATTAACACTTGCTAGAAATTTTTTTATACAAGGCTCAAGTGGAAGCCAAACAGAAAAGAACTAAAAAGATTAGTAGCTCAAGTTACATTTGAAACAGCAAATTCAAGAAATGATTGCTTAAATATGAAGTTAATAGATTTTCTTGAATATTATGAAGATTTAGTAGAAGAAGCTGATAGAGTAAGCAAAGCTTATAAAAATAGACATCCACAAGGAGTGTGATGTAATGGCAAAAGATATGATGGCGAGGATAAGAATCGGTGGATTAATAGATCCAAGCCTTAAAGAGTCATTTTCTGAAATAGGAAATCTTACAAAAAATTTAAAAGAAGAATTAGCACCTATTGGAAAAATAGCTGGATTAGGAATGGCTGGACTTGGTGCAGCTCTTGGATTTGCTTCGAAATCAACGAATGAATATGTAAAAGCATCTAATCAACTTCAGGCAAGTACAGGAGCAACCAGTGAAGAGATGAAAGGGCTTCAAAATGTATTAAAAGGTGTATATTCAAATAATTATGGTGAAAGCTTTGAAGATATATCAAACTCTATTGGACTAATTAAGCAGCAATTTAGGGATTTATCAAACTCTGATTTACAAACAATAACGGAAGATGCATATGCTCTAAAAGATACTTTTGACATAGAAATAGGAGAGTCTGTTCGTGGAGCTAATCAGCTTATGAAGCAGTTTGGAATAACAGGTGATCAAGCTTATAATTTATTGGCTCAAGGAGCACAAAAGGGATTAAATCAAAATGGGGATTTAGCTGATCAAGTAGCAGAATATGCTGTATATTTTTCAGACTTAGGATATTCAGCAGAAGACATGTTTAATATAATGGCTAGTGGAGCAGAAGCAGGAGTCTTCCAAATAGATTTTTTAAATGATGCAATGAAAGAGCTTGGTATAAGAACAAAAGATAATAGTGATGGAACAAAACAAGCTTTTGCAGAATTAGGTCTTAATGCGGATGAAACAACTAGAATGTTTGCAAATGGTGGAGAAGAAGCTTTAAAAGCAACGAGTATGGTAAATAAAGCATTATTTAGCATGGAAGATAAAGTCAAACAAAATCAATTAGGTGTTCAGCTTTATGGAACAAAGTGGGAAGATGTTGGAATATCTACTATTGAAGCATTGGGGAATATAACTGATGAAATCAATATGAATGCTAGTGCATTAAATAAAATAAAAGAAATAAAATATAGTTCGTTTGGTGATGCACTAGTTGGTATAGGACGTCAGATAGAAGTTGCATTTTTACCACTAGGAGATGTGGTTCTACCATATTTAAATGAATTTGCTAATTGGTTTAAGGATGTTGGAGTACCTAAGATACAAGAGTTTGCTGATATACTAGCTGAAAAAATGCCAAGTATCATAGAACAAGTTAAAAGTTTATTACCTATATTTAAAAGTATGATACCAATAATAGCTGGTATTGGAGCTGGACTAGGAACTTTAAAAATAATTAATATAGGAAAAAATATATTTGCTATATTCAGTAAAATAGCAGGAGTTTTTAAATCTATTGGAACTGCAGTAAGTCTATTCGCTGGTGGAGCTGGAACATTAGGAGAAGTAATGATGCTTATTATGAATCCAGTAGGGTGGATTATAGCTGGAATTGCAGCTTTAACAGCAGGTTTTGTACTACTATATACAAAATGTGAACCATTTAAGGAAATGGTAAACTCAATATTTTCTAAATTAGCAAATTATATTAGCACAACAATATTACCTGCTATACAAAACTTAGGAAACAAATTATCAGGACTTTTTAAAGCTATTGGTGGATTTGCTTCGTGGATTGGAGAAAAGCTTGCACCAGTATTTCAAGTTATATTTCCAATGATAGGATCAGCTATATCACTTGTTTCAAGTGTTATAGGGGCACGAATCGAAGGTGTTATTAAAGCTTTGGGAGGAATAATTGACTTTTTAACAGGTGTTTTTTCAGGAGATTGGACTTTAGCACTTGAAGGACTTAAAACAACTTTTTCAGGAATCTTTGATGCAATTTTTGTATTTGCTAGAAAACCATTTGAATGGATATTGGAGAAAATTGGAGTCATAAAAGAAGGTTTAAGTTCGTTTTCTTTTTCAGGATTTTTAGGAAAAATAGTAGGAAAATCAGAAACAAATGAGATGCCACAGTTTGCAAAAGGCGGAATAGCAACACAGCCTTCAATATGTGGTGAAGATGGCCCAGAGATGGTTATTCCTCTTGTTAAAAGTGCACGAAGTATGTCATTGTTACAAAAAGCTGCTAATATATTGGGTGTTAGTAATGGAGCAGATAGTTCTGAATTTGAAAGAAATAAATATAGAAATATATCAACTAGAGACTATAAATCTGATGCAGAAAATAAAACATCACAATCAGGAGCACCAACTTTTGTATTTGCACCACATATTGAGGGAAATGTAACACAAGATGCAATACAAAAATTAAAAGATACATTTGAGGAATTTAAAGAAATGGTTGAAGAAATACAACGAGAGAGGGAGAGTGTGTCATTTGGATAATAAATATTATATTACCAAGGATGGAGATACATTCGATATACTTGCATTAAAATTTTATAACAATGAAAATTATGCAGTTGAAATAATGAAAGCTAATCCTAACCAAATTAAAAATATAGTTTTTGATGAAGGTGTACAATTGTTAATTCCAAATATAGAAATCAAGGAAGAATCAACTCTTCCTCCATGGAAAAAGTAGGTGTTATTTGTGAAAGTTATCTATGAAGGAACAGAAATAAAACTTGAGATTTCTAATTGTAAAATAAAAGATAACATGGGTGGTAAGGCGGATAGTCTTACCATTTCTTTTGCAGATATAAAAAATGAATGTAGGCAATGGGAATTTAAGAAAAATCATATTATTGAAATCATAGAAGGAAAATTTTCTACAGGGAAAATGTATGTTAATGAATTTGAATGTGGAAAAGGAAAATATACCGTTAGAGCAGTATCTATACAGAAGAAAGCTAAAACAATAAAGAATAGAATTTGGGAAAAAGTTAATTTTTTAGATATAGCTAATGATATAGCAAAAGAAGAAGATTTACAGTTAGAAAGTTATGGGGTAAATGATTTTCAATATGAAAGAGTAGAACAAATAGATAAAAATAATATGGAATTTTTAAATTACAGATGTATATTAGAAGGATATAATTTAAAGATTAGCAACAGAAAAATACTAATAGTATCAGAAAAATTTTTGATAGATCAGTCTCCAGTTCTAAGATTAAATACTTCAAATTTTATAGGAGACTATAACTTTAAAGCTATATCAAATCAGATTTATGGCGGATGTGAAGTTAGTTCATTTTTTAAAAATAATTTAAAAGGAAGCTATATAGAAAATAATAATGAAGAAATATTAAGAGTAAAAAATATTTCATGTGGTTCTTTAGGGGAAGCAAATAGATTTGCAGAAAATATATTAAAAAATGCTAATAAGTATGAGATTACTGGTAGCTTTTATATGGAAAATAATTTTGATATAGCTGCAGGAAATTCAATAAAGATAGATGGTTTGGGGACGTTTAATGGGAAATATATTATAGAAAGTATAATATATGATTTATTAAATGGAAAGTCAAAATTATTTATAAGAAAGGTTGAATAATTATGATAGAACTAGGTATTATTTCAACAATAGAAGCCAATATGGTTAGAGTGATTTTACCAGAGCATGATGATATAGTGTCTTCTAAATTAGAGTTAGCCAAGCATATTAACATTAATAATCTAGAAATTGGAGATAATGTGTTAATTTCTTTTTTTAATAGTGGTTTTAAAAATGGAGTTATCATAGCTGAATTGAGGTGATTATATGTCTTTAGGTGGTTTTGGAGATAAAACATTTGAAGTTAGCATGAATAAGATATATACGTTTAAAGATTATTCAAATGAAGTATCTTTAGAAACAGAAGACCAGGATGTTGATGGAAGCAAGCCATCAACTTATATAAAAGGGATGGGGTTAGAAGCACCAAGTATAACTATAGAACTAAGACAGTCAAAAAATATCGATGTAGAAACTGAATATAATAATTGGAAAAGTATATGTAGAAATAAAAAGCCACATATGCTTTTTTTAGGTAATGAACCTGTATCAACTAATAAATTTTTACTTATAAAGGTTGCTATATCTAATGTACAGTTTTCTTCAAGCGGAAAGATGATAAAAGCTACTCTCAATTTGAGTTTTAAAGAGTATGTAAGGGCAGGTGTTAAACAGTAATGAAGTATACTATAAATTCAAATGAGCAATTAATAAATTGGAATGCAAAGGGTAGTGAAAGGATAGCTCAAAATGTAAATAATATTTTAAATACATTACAAAATGAAGTTCCATATTTGAGAAGTATGGGGAGAAATCCTGAAAATATAGACTCAATTACTACAAAAACACGTTATGCTCTGACAGAAGAAACATATGATCTAATAAATGAATATGAACCAAGAGCATTAGTGAAAAGTGTTCAGATAGAGGAAGGAGAAACTCCTAATATAAAGGTGGTGATTGAAAGTGAATGAATTCGTGAAGATTAATTCAGATGACATTTTTAAAGAAGCATTAGAAATAGTTGAAAATGAACTAGGAGAAACTTTAGCAGAAGGTGATGAAAGAAAACTATTTTTAAGAGGATTAATGCCAATATTAGTAGCAATAAAAAATAATATAAATGATTCGGCCAATCAAAACCTACTAGAATATGCACGTGATGAAAATTTAGATTATATAGCAACAAATTATCATGATACTTCAAGATTACCAGCTACAGAAGCCACTTGCAAAGGCGTAGTAAAATTATCTTCACCACAGCAAGAAGACATATTAGTTAAAGCTGGAACAAAAGTAACACCAGATAATATTACTATGTTTAAAATAAAAGAGAATGTGGTAATTAAAAAAGGAGAAACAGAAGCAGAAATAATATTAATATCAGTTTCAACAGGAGAAAAATACAATGGATTTGCTGAAGGTAAAATTAATTACATAGTAGATCCTATACCTTATGTTAGTCAGATATATAATACAGAAATATCTAAATCGGGTTCTGATATAGAGGATGATGATTCTTATAGAAATAGAGCTAGACTTGCTATGGAAAGCAAAAGCACAACAGGACCAGAAGGTGCATATGAGTATTGGGCATATTCAGCAGATAATTCAATTTCAGGGGTAAAAATTATTTCACCAGAACCAGGAAAGGTGAAAATACTTGTAGTTGTTGATGATGGAGAATTGCCATCAGAGGATATAAAAAATAAAGTTTATAATGAATGTTCAGCAAGAGATAGAAGACCACTTACAGATAAAGTAGAAGTTGGAGTACCAACAGTTAAAGAATATAATATAGAATTAACCTATTATTTAGATAAAAATTTTCCGGTTGAAGAAAGCCAATGGAGAAAATCTATTGAGGGAAAAAATTTAGATTATTCAGATGGAGCTATAAGAGAATTTATTAAATGGCAGCAAAGCGAAATTGGCAAAGCAATAAATTCAGATGAATTAAAGTATCAAGTTCAAAATTCTGCGACATATGAGGTTAATGGAAGAAAAATATCAGCAGTAAGAAGGATAATTGTTACATCTCCAACAGACATGGAAGTGAAGGCAGAAGAAATTGCTAAAGCTAAAAATATATCTGTAACATATGGGGGGATGGAATAGTGAATCTTGATAATATTGATTTATTAAGTTTGCAGACAGCCTTTTTAAGACAAGATAAGTTTGTTCAAGCTTTATGCAAAGCCATTAATCCATATTTTCAGAAACTGAGTGAAGATACTAAGTTAGGCTATATTTATGGACGAATAGATGAACTTGATGAAAAAGTAGTAGATTCATTGGCTTGGCAATTTCATGTGGATTTTTATGATTATACTTTACCATTAGATAAAAAAAGAGAATTGGTTAAAAAATCAAAGAAATTGCATGAGATAAAAGGGACACCAGTAGCAGTTGAGGAAGCTGTAACAACTATATTCGGAAGAACTGAGTTAAAAGAATGGTTTGAATATGATGGAGATCCATATCGTTTTTCATTAGATATTGATATTACAGATACAGGAGCTTCACCAGAGGAGTTAATTAAACTAGATAGATTAATAGAGGCTTACAAAAATAAAAGATCATGGTTGGATATCATAAATATATTCTTTACTACTATTGGAGATTTAAAAATTGGTGCAATTACAATTGATAGTGAAGAAATAGTGGTTTATCCCTGGACACCAGATAAAATACAAAGCACTATTGATATTACAATTCCAATAGCTCAAATTTCAGGATATGAGGAAGTAATAACATATCCTAAGGAGGGATAAGTGTGGCAGAAAAATTTTATACAATTATAACTGATATAGGAAAAGCAAAAATAGCAAATTGTATCAGTCAAGCAACAAAAGTAGACTTTGTAAAAATGAAAGTTGGTGATGGTGGTGGAAAATACTATAATCCAATAGAGACACAAACTGATTTAATAAATACAGTGTGGGAAGGGGATATAGGACATGTTGTAGTAGATAAAGAAAATCCTAATTGGATTAATATTGAAGTTATACTTCCAGCTGATGTTGGTGGATTTATGATTAGAGAATATGGAGTATTTGATTCAGAAAATAATTTGTTGGCTATAGCTAAATGCGCTGAAACATATAAACCAGTTGCAGCAGAAGGAAGCACAAAAGAATTAAATATGAAAATGATTTTGGCAATTTCAAATATAGATAGTATAACTTTAAAAATAGATCCAGCTTTAATGTATGCAAAAAAGAAAGATTTAGATGTAATATCCAATAAAGTTAATGAACTGGAAGATAAATTAAATAAGCATATAGATGATTCGCTATATCAAGAAGCAGGAGGAACAGCAACAGCTATAACATTATCTATGTTGACATTAAAAAATGGATATTCAAAAACATTTATAGCAACGGCTAATAATAATGGCTCTGCAACAACTATAAATGGTAAACCACTTTATAAACCAGGAACAACAACAGGACCTAATATTAAAGAAGGAAAAGCTTATACAGTTTGGTACAATAGTGTGTCAGACTGTTTTTTCTTGCAAGCTAGTGCCGAAGGAGATGCAACAGTAGCGCAGGTACTAGCAGGCGCTATTTTTTCAACAGATGATGATACTGGGCTTGTGGGTATTATGCCTAATAATGGTTCATTAAATAAGGTTTTATCACTAAATGAAACTTTTAATTTACCAGCAGGATACTATAGTGGTGGAAGAGTAACGCAGAATATACCTAATAATGGAGCAATGAATGCAAACTTAAATTGTGGTCAATCTAAAGATATTCCAGCAGGATATACTAATGGTGGAAGAATTACAGCTAATAGTTTAGCAAGTCAAACACCAGCAAATGCAGATGCGAGTACAATAATAGCAGGAAGAAATGCGTGGGTAAATGGTAATTTAATTAATGGGAACGCAAGTGTACAAAGTTTAGGCGGAAAGAAATTTTCAACTGGGTCGTTCGGAGAAATTGCAAGCAACGCAACTGTTACAGCAAGTTTTGGATTTAGACCATCAGCTATTGTTGGGTATTCAGGTTCATGGGCTGTATTAAGTTTCATAGTTGGCTCAACAGCAGGAGGTGGATTATACTCAGTAAGAACTGCGGCTGTTTGTGCTACAATTTCACTAAAAGATGATGGTTTTTTATTATATAACACTGGAAAAGGAGGTATAATTCCAGGTCTTACATGGTGTGCATATGAATAAGAGAATAGAAAGGAAATATTAATATGAAAACATTGATTTTACATGATGAGCAAGGAAATCTAGCATTTACAATGCAAGGAACAGAAATAAAAGACAATTATTCTTGTATAGTAACAGACATAGAAGAAAATAAAGAGATAGTATCTGTAGATGTATCTACAGGACAAGTAATAACAAAAGAAAAAGATACTAGAGTATCAGATATACAAGAATATTTAAATAATACAGATGATAGTACTATTTCTAAAGTAGAAGATACAATTTTAGAAATAGAATCAAATAAAATAGAAAATGGAGGAATGTAAAATGAATCTATACAAAATTTTAAAGAACAGAATTAATGCAGAATTAAAGAAAGAGGAAAATGAAAGAGAATTTACTGAAATATCTAGTACATTAGATATATTTCTAGCTGGAGGAAAAATAACAGTAGAACAGTATACAGAACTTAGTGAATTAATAGCAGCATAATTTTATAAAGCAAGATTTAAGCACCAGTAAGGTGTTTTTATTTTGCTTATTTTTATATTAGATAAGAAAGAAGGAGTGAATTAAAATGGATACATCTTAAAAGCCTAATAGTACCTAAAATTAAAACAAAGAAATAAACCTAGAACTTTAAAAATTTTTGAGATTAACAAAGGATGTGATATTTATGTTAAAACCACCTATTTGTCGTATGGGAGGAAAGAGTAAATTAAGAAAGACAATAATAGAAA